CAAATTTGGATGTTTTTAATGTTACTACCAGCGTTAGCAGCTTTACATAGCTTTGGTGTTAGCACAAGTTTAAATCACACAAAATTATTCGGATATCAAAGTTTTAAAACTGATGATAACAGTGTAAATTCTATTTGGACTTGGTTTATTAGCTTTGGAGAAGCATGGCATAATAATCATCATGCAGATCCTAAGAATGCAAATTTTGGAAAAAGGTGGTGGGAACTCGATCCCACATATTGGCTAATACGATTAATTAGAAATAAAAACTAGGTTGTATTCTTATTAGATTATATAAGGTGACATATGAAAATTGATACGATTTTACTAAACAATGAAAAGATTAATGTATTTAACGCAAATTCTATTGCTCAATCTCCTCCATTTAAATTAGTACTTCAGTGTTTTAATGAATTGCTTGAAAAAGATATGGCGATGGCTACAATGCCATTTCGTAATATGTCATCTGTGTTGTGGTTAGAAAATTCTGAAAAAAGAATACTCGGTGGTATAGTGTATGAACTTGTCGCTGACAGACAAGAAGGTTGGATTTTTTTAAGTTTTACAGACCCGGAATTCAGGAATCAAGGAATTAATACTGCATGCCACGAAGTATTGTATAAGATATTACGAGATAAAGGAATGCAGTCTGTAGGTAGTACTGTATCAGTTAATAATGCAAGCCGTCTTGCGTCAGCAAAAAAAGTTGGACTTGAACCACTCTATTATAGAATGTTTAAAAAATTATGAGCGACAAATACATTGTAGTAGATATGGAAACAGAAGGAATATTGTGCGAGTCAATTACTCCAAGTATTGCTCAGGCCGTTTCATTAGGTTTTATAAATTCTACTATTAAAGTTCTTCCTATGAGTTATTCAGTATTCAAAGAAAGATACGGACATTACGATTTTAATCAGCATAAGGTTTATTATACGCACCAAAATATGCAAGTTAATATAATGAATCCAAATATAGTTGATGATAAATGGGTTGCTTCTAAACAATTAGCACATACAAGAAACAATTTCCATACTGCATGGGAAGCAAGATGCAAACAATTCTTACAAAATAGAAATCATGATTTTCATACGTTAGGAGTCTTAGATGGATATTTGTGGAATCAAATAGAAAAATGCGACCCACCTAATAATCACTATACGCAAGCAATTCAGGAATGGGCTTCTATTAGTGAGATATCTGCTGCAGCAGCATATCAAGAATTAAAAATGAGATCAGAGTCTATTGCATTACAATATATTAGAAATCATGCTGTATACCAAAAGTATGTTCATTTAATTAATAAAGAAAAAACTGAAAAAGAAATGATGATAGTGTTTAACCGCGGAATGGAACATTTATACGGAAGAGTGCAAATATGAATTCGTTATATCTAGCAAGATGCACGTCACTTACACAATATCAATCTCCGTCTGTACAACGATGGGGAAATATGTATAAGCTTATAGGTCTTAATATTAGTGTAGTTGATAGGACTGAGCATATAAAAATGCCATTTAATTTTAAACTATATGACGGGTTTCAAATTCCTAACATTGATCCTAATTTTAATATGTCTTATGAAGACTGCTGCAACAAAAGAGCGGTTGAAATTATAAATTTGTCTCGTAGATTAAACAAACCTATTCGTGTATTATATTCGGGTGGTATTGATAGCACTCTTACCTTAGTATCTTTAATTAAAAATTTAAGTGTAAAGGAAAGAAAAGACAGAGTCATTGTTGCAATGAATACTGACAGTATCGTTGAAAACCCTAACTTTTATTACGAACATATACGAGATAAATTTAAAATAGAATCAAGTGACAACATTGGTGCGTTTCTTACAGGTGACTGTATCGTATTGGGTGGTGAATTTAACGATCAACTTTCTGGTAGCGATGTCGTAGGAAAGATTTATAGACAATATGACTATTCAAAAATAACGCATCCTTATTCTCGCGAATACATTGTTGGCTGGTTTATAATGCAAGGCATGACTGAAGATGGCGCAAATGCTTGGTTTAATCTAATTGACTATCAAATAAAAAACATTGCGCCATGTGAAGTTAAAACCAACTTCGATTTCTTTTGGTGGGTTAACTTTTGCTTCAAATGGCAAACAGTTTTCTTTAGAATGCTAGCGCGCGTTGATGAAAATTATAGAAAATATTTAAGCGTTGATTTTCTTAAAGATCATTTTATTATGTTTTACGGAACACCAGAATTTCAAATGTGGAGTATGACTAATCCAGATAAGAAATTATTTTCAACGTGGAGCACGTATAAGTGGGAAGCAAAAAGAGTAATTTGCGAATTTAATAAAGATGAAGACTATCGAGATAATAAAGTAAAAATGGGAAGTCTTTATAAGCTATTCATTCAAAAGAAATCCGCAGAAGCAATTGATTCTAATTTAAACTTCATACATGAAGATGAATTAAATCCTATAGATTTTTACAATCCTAACAATAGCTTTGTTTAAAACATAATAAAAGATTTTGCAATAAAAAGATCACGTAGTTCGCTATCAGTTAACTCGGCCGGTTGTTTGCTTACACCGCCACATAGCCAATTTTCAAAAAGCTTTAAAAATTTATCAATCATAATTTTACCAAACATACTTTTACTCTTTTAAAGAATGTTGTAAAGTCTTGAAGTGCTAAGTGATTAAGAACTTTTAAATGTTCATCTGTTACTTGATGATTAAAATTTTCAGCAATCCATCTAGTATTAAAGTATTCCCATTTTTGGTCATGCTTCTGAGCAAAGTCTGAATATATTTCGTTCAATTTCATTATCTCACCCATCATGCCAGCATTTTCTCCATAGCTTTCATAACTAGGATATTTTGTTGTGTAACCGCCGTGATTATTCCACCACGCAAAACAATCAATACTATCTCGCTGAACCATTATAATCCAATCGCCGGGAAACGCTTCTTTTAAATCGTCAAGGTGATAAGCCCAATCGTGACCTTTTACAAATCTGCCGCTGCTATTAGTTTCAAACGCACTATCAATGTAATCGCTATCTATTTTACAATCAAATTCATATTTGCGATGGGGTAATCCAAAGTATGCGCCGTGATGTCCTTGAAAAACAGCATGATCATAACACCTATTAGTAGTTCTATCGCTAGTATTTGCACCTGGTACAGTTTCTAATAAGTGTGTTACGCTAGTCCATTTAGATCCTGGTGCTCCTGTTACAAAAATTCTATTGGGCAGCATTCATTCTCTCAATTACAACATTACAAATAACAACACCTCGATAAATTTTATCGAGCCCAAATACATTATAATTTTCTAATCTCATTTCGTAATTTGCTTGTCTGCCTGCCTCAGTATCCCAATTGGTAGTCTTTTCAGTAAAAATTAAATTGTTGCCCCACAAGCTTTGTATATTTCTTCTGTTAGAAATTTCCGGAAAGTTTATTTCTGTTAATGGAGCATTCCAGTCTGACAAAATTAATTCTTTAGTTGCAGAAAAGAAATAATAGTCTCCATTTCTGTTTTTTTGCATGGCCCACAGCCAATATGAAATTTCAGTATTCGAAATACTAATATTATCTTCAACAACAATCTGCGCTTCTGTATAGTCTTTACCAGATTTATTGATGTCACCTTCGCCGCAAATAATATAATAGTCTTCAGGGATAGCGTCAAACAACATAGGCAAAATTAAATACGTTGGCTTATTTACTCTTCTTGTCTGGTACTGCAACTTAGCAAAATCAAAAGCATCTTGTCTAGTAACAGTTACTACATTTAATTTAGTATTTAATTCAATAGCAAGCTGCTCGCACAACGCAAGCATATAATTGTTTAATCCCCAATTGCTTAGAAAAAACAATTCAAAGTTTAAACCAAGATCCTTAGCTTCTCTAGCAATAATTTCGCTATCTATTCCTGATAAGCAAATTGCAAGTTTTTTATCACTTAATTGTGTTAGTCTGTTTCTAATTGCTTGTTTAAAATTAACTGAAGGATCATATCCTTCATATATGTTTTCATAATTAAAAACAAAATTAACATCGTCATTGTATGGTATACCTTCGTAATTACCGAAGTCTATAGAATTAATAGACCATTTAATATGTTGTGGAATTGATATCATGTTATGCCCTTTTAGAAATAGCTAGTACTATTTATTAATTGATTGATAATTTTTCTAATACTGGCACCCACAGTTTTCTTAAATCTGCCATACTTCTCTTAAAACCATCTGATGTTAGTTCTGTTTCGTCTGCAAACATATAATTATTTTCAAAAAATACTCGTGCTTCTGGGCTTCTAATAGCCCTAGAAAAGTTATCAACGTACCATTTTTGTATTTCAGCAGATGTTCCTTTAGGCAGTATGATACCCCAACCGGCATAGACGTTCATTCCTGGTACCCATTTATTCATTAATGGAGTATTTTCAAAACCTTTGATAGTTCGTTCACTAGTCAAACCAATGATTTTAACTTTTCCAGATTGTGCTAGTGGTGCTGCTATTGCTGCAGGAATAATACCAAACTCTAAATGGCCGCCTGCAACATCTGCTCCAGCTTGCGCAGGACCTTTATATTCTATAGTAGTAATTAGTTTTTTATCTAGTTTAATCTTGTCAGCCATATAATCATATGCTAACTTGTGTGCTCCACTGCCTGCGGCAATATTAATCGGCTTAGTAGTTGTTCGTAACTTATTAACTAATTCACTAGGATTATTAACATCACTACTACTATGTGCAATAACAACTAAAGGACTCTTTGCGATTCCTACTACATATTCAAAATCATCTAAATTGTATTTGACGATACTTTTTTGAAAAAATTCTGCAGTAACAAATACTCCTTGATTGCTAGGAATATGAATGTGGTGACCGTCTGCTGCACGAGAAATGAATTCGTTCATTGCTACAACACCACTAGCGCCTGGACGATTTTCTATTACAAAAGTTAGTTTAGGATTTGCTTTTTCTAGAATACTACTAATGCCTCTAAAACTCAATTCATTACCTGATCCAGGCGCAAAACCTATTAATACATTAACATGCTTAGTCGGTTCCCACGCCCATGCGGTTGATGTAATTAATGCAAAAACAATTACTTTAATAAAGTTACTAATATATCTGGCCATGATTGTCTCACTTCTACATTTTGTTTAAAATTTTGTTCAATCCAACTTGGTGTAAAGTAATTCCAAGTTAAATTATGTTTGTGCGCAAAACGCAATATACATGCATTTTGTTCTTCTATCTTAGCTAACATAGTTGCGCTGTCTTTGTACATATTGTAGGTAGGATATTTAATATCAAACCCGCCTGCTTCGCACCACCATGTATAACTAGCCTTGTCGGGACGATAGACCAGCATGATCCAATCATCAGGGAATACTTCTCGTATTGTTTGCAAATTGTATGCCCAATCGTGACTCTTAACTACTTTAGTACCTGTGTTATTTAACCAAGCATTATCAATATAGCTGGGATCTAGGTAAGATTCAAATTCCATACCTTCACCAAAGTATGCACCCTTATGTCCTGTAAATCCATTGTGACTAAACTCTCGAGTAGGAGTCCTATCACTAATATTAAAACCATTCAATGATTCTAAAGTTTGTGCAATACCGCTCCATCTGCTTCCTGGTACACCTGTTAAAAATATTTTATTTGGTAGCATAATTCTATAAATAAGTTTGTAGTCACTGTTGATTATTTATAATGAAAGGACTGGTTATGATGGCACTTATGGCAGTAGCATCGATGGTAGATCAAAAATATTTAGATTATTATTTTGGAAATATTTGGCACACTAACAGTAATCCCAGCATTCAAAATGAAAAGTCTGGAATGCTATTACTTGATAAAATTAGTTTAGAAGATCAAGTCATTGATGTAGGATGCGGAACAAATCCTTTTAAAGGATTAATTAAAAACTTAGTAGGTATAGATCCTGCGTTTGATCAAGCTGATGTAAAGTGTGGCATTGATGAATTTATAACTGATAAAAAGTTTGATGTCGCATTGTGTTTAGGAAGTATTAACTTTGGTGATGTCGCCGACATTGAAAGACAAATTACTAAAGTTGTTAGTTTGCTAAAACCATCTGCACGAATTTATTGGAGATGTAATCCTGGTCAGCAAGATCATCCTAGCGAAGAGTGTAAAAAAATTAATTTTTATCCGTGGTCGATTGATGAACATATTAGACTTGCAAATAAATTTGGATTTAATCTAAACGAATGTTGCTGGGAAAATAACAATCGCAGAATCTATGCTGAATGGATACGATAAAAAGATTAATATATGTCATACTTAGATGTTAGTAAATTAGAAATGGTTCAAGAGATTACGCAATCTTTGGAGCAGTACAAAGCAGAGTTTTTAAATTTACCAGATTTTAAAAACACAACAATGTTTGTTAAAAAATTTCAAACAGTTACTCCGCAAGGTTTGCCAGTATATCTTGGCAAAGTTAATACTTATATGCTTCAAATAGATGAAAATTTATTAGATGCGCGTGAACAAGTTATGTTTGGTAAAGACAGAGAAGCTAACTTAGAAAGACAGCGCCAACGTAGAGAACTTTGTCCTTTGCATAAGAATTTTTTAAAAAATAACCCAACAGTTAGACAAATGTTTTATAACGTATTGCATCCCGGTGCAAAAATCAATCCTCATTTTGGAGTAAATGGTTTAGCTGTTAATAAGGTCCCAGATCATTTTAGAATACACATTACTATTGAACCTGGTGATGACTCTTATTTCTTTATAGAAAATTTATATCCTTTAAAATACCGCGAAAATTTATGCTTTGGATTTGAAGACGGGTTGTTAAATCACTGGGCTGAAAATCGTGGTACACAAATCAGAAATGTGTTAATTTTAGATGTTGACAAATCTGTTTTACCAAAAAATTTAACTATGTTGGAGGTGTGATGCTGAGTTTAGGAAAATTATTAGACCCAAGCGAATTTGATAAGTATATTGAAGAAACAAATTCTTTTGAAACTGTATTGCATAAGTATGGAACAAAAATGGTTGTACCAAGTTATCCATGTTGGATGGAATATAGAGATGAAAAAGGAATAGCAGGTTCTATTGGTTTTACAAGAAATACTATAAAAAATAATGTGCTATATGAAATGTGCGAAAAAGTAGCAAAAATAATAGATAATATAACCATTGATGAATTTAAGCCAGATCCTAATAGGGTACATTTTATTAAAACGTTAGGAAGTATTTTACCACATCGAGACGAATCTAGCAGAATGTGCTGTATTAATATTGGTGTGAAAAATAGTAATAGTGCAATTACTAAAATTGCACACCAAAATACTAATGTAAATTTTTATAACAATTCTACTAATTATATCATAGAAGACGGTTTTGGGTTTTTAGTTAATACGTATAATTATCATGCTGTAACTGGAGACAGACACACACCAAGATATTTAATTACTTATGGCTTTGGTCATGAGTTTGACGATGTAAAACGCATATTTAAATAATTATGTTAGAACTGACATACAAATTAAATTTACCAGCATTACCATTGGTAGTAAAAGAAGATTCTAATATATTAGAATCACAAGAAAAATTTCAAGTTCATCAGGATAGTCTAGAAATAATAAAACCAGAATGGGTTTATTGGAACGATATGCGCTTTGAACGCGCTGTTTCTTTTTATAAAAGCGCCGGAAAAGAAGATCGACCGTCAATACATACCGATCATCACGCAAAAAACGTGTTACCGTGGGCAATTAATTGGGTGCATGGTGGTTATGGAACTATTGAATATTGGCTACCAGAACAAATAGAAAAAACTGATGTTCGAGATCATGCTTCTAATGGTGCAATATTTCCATTAATGACTACAACACAATCTCCTTATAAAACGTATATACAAACTCCTGGCGCATATTTAGTTAATACTGATATGCCGCATCGTGCTAAAGGTTGGAATTCGAGATTAGTAGTTAGCATTCGCGATATTAATAATTTTTCAATGCCTTGGGAAGAAGTTGTTAAGAAGTTTGAAAAATATATACAAACTTAAGTTCTTTCAAAGTATATTCCAAAATTTTTAGAAATAAAATGAGCAAGAACTACGTTATGTCTTTTTACATCTAGCTCGAATTCATATTTATCTAGCGTATAAGAACTTGTTCCTTTAGTAAAAGAATCTTTGTTTTTATAGTTGTGTTTATAATGCCAATCACTACCTAATTGATAAACTGGTACTTTATTCTTTTTAACTTTGTATGAGAAAATAGTTTCGTTGTCATAACCAAAAGCAGCTTGTACTTTTTCGGGATACATAGATGACTCTTTAAGAGCTTTCATTGTTTGAATAGTTTTATCTATATCAGAAAAATAATCTAACTTATCCATCATTTTCTTACTAGCGCCAATAATGCCAGTATTAAATACTACATTTTCTGGATCTAAATCTTCTTCAGACAACAAAGCATGAGCATTCCAATATTTGCTGTGCGGAGATCTAAAATCTTTACTATAATTTTTAAAATAGTTGTTTTTGTCTTTTGGTATATCCAAACTTTCAGGAGTAGAATAATAACAACCAATAGCGTTTTCTACCGGAACATGATCAAAAAAATCTATGCTATTTAATGCAACAACATCATAATCTAAATATAGAACATAATCATATTGCTTTGTTAATTCATCTAACAAATAAATTTTATATAGATTTACAACATCGTATTCTGAAAGATCTGGAAATCTTTTTAAAAACGTTTCGTACTTCTCATCTCGTTGAAACAAGATAAATTCTGCGCCAATAGCTTTAGCATATTGTTCTTTATTAGCGTAGAGCTGATCTTTGTATTGTTCAAGCAATATTTGAGTTTGTTTACTTTTTGGAATTATACTATCGACAGCTGAACTCGGATTATCTAAATTTACGTCATCTATTTTTACGTAAATTGAAAATATAGCTTTTGTTTTATTTTTAAAAAAAGCATAAAAGTTTTTATTAACAAAGTGATAAATTTCAGCTTCACTCTTTTGTCTAGCGACATAATCGCAAATAGTATGCCACTTCTTATCCATTATTACATATGGAATATCGTATTCTTCTAAAATGTAAGAAAATACTGATTCGTTATTAGGATAATAATAACCCCTTAAATAAACGAAATCTTTACCAGATCCGATTTGATTTTTTAAATCATTTATTTTTTCAATAATATCTGGTAGTCTTTCTACAAGTTTAATTTGTTTTAAGTGTTCGCTTTTACCAATGATAACACCAGTGTTAATTACGTGATTGTCTTTTCCGTCTAAAAGATCTTTTGTAATATGGTATTTAAGAGTAGAATTTCTTAACCCTAATTTTTGGAATAGTATTTCGTTTATATTTTTAGAAAGAATTTCTTCATCTTGGTGAATAACATGAATACCTTGATCTAATTGAAGTTCTTCAAATACGTTCTTTGTTGTATTAAATACTACATCCATATCTACGTACATAACTTCATCATATTGTTTAGCAAGCTCATGCATAAGATGATGCTTATATAAGTTAACCTTAGTAAATTCTAATTCACCAGTTACTGCAAAATCTTGCATTGTATTATGATACAACTTAAAATCCACACCAATACTTTTAGCATAATTTTTCTTATTTTCTACAAGACGATCAAAATAGTCTGCAATTTGATTCTCAGCAGTAGAATCTAGCTTTGATAAATTATTTGTCTTGAGATCATCATAAGACGTAAAAATTATTCTTTTCATACACCAATAACCATGTATCTTTCATAATTATTTGTTCTAAGAGTACCGGCATAATACACGTCAATTAAATTTAACGAATTAGCAAAATCATCTAAACTTTTATGCGTGTTAACGTGACTTTGGACAGAGTCGTAGTTATTACTTTGAAAACATACCATAGATTTTCCACCTTTAGATTTCAATATAAACTGAATATCATCCGGCTCCATGTGCTCGCAACTGGTGTTAATAATAATTTGATACGCGTTTGGTTGTGCTTCCATAATGTGATTTACAGCATCATCAATTTTATAATAATTGTTTTTATAAATTGGGTTATCTCTTGTAAATATAAAACCAATTTCTTTAGTCAACTCTTCAGAATCAATGTTTACAATGCTGACGTCTTTTGAGATGTGATGTCTTAAAATCATTCCAACTAAACCGTACCAGCTTCCCAATACCGCTACGTTACGAAGTTCAGCATGATTAATAAAGGGATCTAGGTTTTTTACTAGCCATTCTTTGCTTGCAAATTGGCCATCACTTACTGAATTCATAATATCAAGACTTCTATACAAATCCGCGTTTGGATTGTATTTTGATTCAATATAAATTTTTTCTATTTGCTTTAATGCATTTTTATAAATTTCTTCACGATAACTCATATTTTATTCCATTGTACATATCAATTGGCGCATCGTATGGTAGTGGATTACCAACACTGTTTACTATGCCATCTTTAAAATTATTTAATTCAAACTTTTCATGAATAAGAAATCTGTCTATACCGACATATTTTCTCATGAAATAATCTTTATTAGATAAAAAATGTTCCCATATATGCGATTGTTCACCGGCAATCCATGTTATTATAGAACTATTTATGTGGACATCATAAGCATGAGGAGCCATGTATAGTTCGTCTTTCCAGTAGTCGCGAAGTACTGTTAATCCGTCCCATTTGATATACTCAGAAAAGTCTGATTTAATATCCATGTCTAAATCAAAGTAAAGACATTTTCCTTCCACTGGAAAATCCTTACTAAACATCGCTAATTTATTCCACCAAAATTTTAAAGTAGGTTTTTTAAATATTGGTATAATTGGTATTTTAACATTCCAAGGATCTTCTGTATAGCAATAAAAGTTTGACGTTGGGTAATATTTAAAAAGCTGATCTGCTAATCTATTAACGTGCTCAGCTGTATACTTATTACCGTGTTTAACAAAAATAATATTCAACATAATATAAGTTCATCAGTATTATTTCAGGCTATTTAGCATTGATAAACCTTCTAAAATACTTTGCACTTTACGTAAAGCAGACTTAGTTTCTTTATCCTTACTCTTAACAAAATCTAAGTCTAATGCCCACATTTTAAATTTAAACAATTCGTCTTTATCTGAGTTCTTATCCATAATAAAATTATAGACATTTTGACCTTCTAATTCGGCTTCTTTTCTTTTTTCGTATTCTTCAGCATTTAAATTACTTAATTTTGCTAATGACAATACATCAAACTCTGATTGTGAATCAGACTTTTTTGCAAGCAATTGATCGACAAGCGCCTTTGCAGCAGCATTAACTTGCGCAGCAAAAGAACCAGATGCTGCTTTTTTATATGCGACAGTTTGCTCTATTAATTTATCTTGATCCCAACCGTCTGCAACTAAATCTTTCCATTCTTCATTTTCTGGATCTGGTCTAAGAGCGTACGAATAAACTTTCCCGTCATCACTTTCATATAATACTTCCACTATAGAGTATTCTGCGTCCATGTAACGAGCTTCTAATATTTTTCCATTAAATAATGACATTATGTATTTCCTTATATTGTAGTTTTCTTCAATTCATAGGTGTTTGCTGTAATTACAGTGCCGTTTGGAAATTCTTGTGTACGATAATCGTCAACATTAACAAAGTTTTGTGTATATCCAGTGCCAGTAGGCGAAAGTATTGTGTTCAGCATAATAGTTCCCATCGTAGTGCCTGTTCCATTAATGCTATAAGATACCGTACTTCCCGACTGGGCTTTATAATATTGTAACATTGGACCAAGAGTTGCTCTCCATGTCGCTTGTGTGTATGTGCGTAGTTGCTCAGTACCAGCATCAAAATACAATGGCATAAAACCAGGATCATTATATGCTGCGCCACCATTTTGATGAAGATAATAGTTATTAATAGTGGCAGGTTGATCTTGTGTTTCTGCAATACCACCTGCAGTATAAAGTGATGTATCTGCGCGAGTATCAGTAAATACTGGTGTACTAGAAACTAACGTATAACCTGTAAGAGTTGTTGATGTATTAATAATATAATCGTTAGTAATTCCAGTAGGTGAACCAGAAGTAGCGCTATTAATACGAGCTAGTGAAGGCACCACAAAAGTATCATAAAAGTCAGTGGTAGTCATGGCTCTTATGTTATTACTACCGTCTAAATAGACGGGCCATCTTAAATTACTTGTATTAGCTGGAATTGATCCGGTAAAAATTGTTTGACTAATTCTAGAATAGTTTACAGTAACGATTGAAATGTCTGGCGTTTCAGCTTCTGTAGAAAATCTATCTACTCTTGAAGTAGCACCACCGGCTTGATAGCGAGTATCGGTCATTGGCAAACCGGCTAAATTGCCACCTGAACCTACAACAGTTAACGTAGTTGCCGGATTGGCATAATAAGCATCTTCCGCGGTGCCATCAATAATAGATGTAATTTCCGTATCACTTAATTGGTAGATGTGAAAACCGGTTGGTCGATCGTCATAAACGATCGGTCTACGAACAGCCATAAGTATTACCCCTTAAATTAAGATACGGCTGTAGTAGCGGCACACCAAAGCGTTCTAACTTCAGTTCCAGTAGAATCATAGATTCTAAGAACATTAAGTTGATTTTTAATCGCCTGATTGATTGTTGCGTCAGTAGTTACATCGGCTTCTGTGATATTTTCCAATTGACGAGAATTGTTAATCACTACAGTACTATTGATTTTTATTGCCATCTTCGTCTCCTTTGACTATTAGCATTTATTTGTTTTGATTTGATTAGATCTAATGATCCAATACTGTTATTTATAAATAGTTATAGTGTGAGGTTCTTTGTTATGTATTTAAACCGTAAATTTACAGGGGATATATATGGCAACGAGAAAAACAATTGACTCAACTGCAGTTGAAGGCATGGACGCTAATGAAGATGGTCACATTAGCCAATCAGAAATGGACATGCATCTAGAGTTTAAACGTAAAACTTTAGAAGATCAAGATGCTCAACGCGATGCTATGCGCAAAATGACATGGTTCGCATTGTTTGGTATGCTACTATATCCAACAACAATCATGGTTACTTCATTCCTAGGTTTAGATACAGCTGCTGGCATTATTGGTGATATTGCGCCAACATACTTTATTGCTATTTCAGCTTTAGTTGCTGCATTCTTTGGTGCTGATGCATACAAGAGTACTAATAAAAATGAATAAAAAAGGCTAGGAAAATCCTAGCCAATTCTTAGAAATGCCCTTAGGGGCATTTTTGTTTAGAGTAAACTATTGATACTTGCCCTGAATCCACCATCTTCTTTTGCAGTAACGAAAATAGTATTCGTAGTTGTATCGCTTGTAATTTCTTCCATCGATCCCTCAGAGTTCATTTGCATAACTGTGCTTGAACCCGGATAAGTAATACGATATGATGCTTCGCCTGAAGCATTAATTTGTCTAAATTCAGCAGTTTCTGCTACAACAGCACCACCTGCTTCTACAATAAGTTGATTAATTTCTGATAGAGTTAGGTTTTCCATTTGCTTTCCTATATGTTATTTAGCTTTATTTATTGATTATGAAATGTAAAACTAATTTCTTCAAAGCATTTAAATGTTAACTCTTTTTCTAGGTCAAATGCTTCTTTTTCCCAAGGCATTTTTGCATATGCCATACTATCTTTAAATAGCTTACCTTTCCACTTAGCGCCATAATTAACTTCTTTAAGTTCGCCACGGACGTATTGTTTTACATGAGTCATTTCATGGCAAACAGTACTAATCAAGTCATAAAGAGTTAAACCTTTTTTGATGTCAAGTTGAAAAGTACGTTTATCTTCACATAAACAATAGCCAAAAGCGTCATCAAGCTTTAAGATGGTTACTTCTATATCAAGCGTTTTAATTTTTGGCATCATTTTTTGAACGCACCAATAAACGGCATGCTCTACGATGTCACGTTCTGAACGTTTTCCACCGTTTACTATGATGTTATTCATTAGTCACCTCTAGAAAGATTACGAACTTCGTCATAAGTCATTCCACCTACATCAACAAATCCGTAATCTGCAACACCATAAACCGCGATGTTTTCGATACGTTCAAGTTCCATATTAAGTTCAGCATCATTCATTGCTGACAATCGATTCATGTAGAATTGTGAGTAAGAACCTTGTTGGATAGCATGTTCCAAGATCAGTTCGATTGTGTCGTTGCGATTAGTGATCATTATTTAACTCCAATTTCTTGAGCAGCTGCTTTAGCTTCTTTGTTGAAAGTGCGGGTAGAAACTTCTGAAAAATCAACTCCGTTGCCTTCCATCCGAGCTTGTACTTTCAAAGCTTGTTCGATGGTAATTTTCAAAAGAGCTGCAATGTGTTTAGTGTACATATTCATGATTTGTGCCTTTTTTCAATCTATGATTAATTATACATCATTTCAGAACAATTGTCAACAGTTTTAGAAGTTATAGTCGTAAAATTTCACTGGTTTTTCCGCCAGATCGAATCGGCGACCGTGTTTATCTTGCCATCCACGGTTTTTGCTGAATCGAATTCGAACAACTGGAGCAGTTTCATCAGATGAAATATCCCACTTTTGATCACGTTGATTTGTGCAGTGAGCTGAGAAGCCACCAACAACAAACTCCATCTTTACTGATTCGTCACGAACTGCATTCATTTCACGAATTTCGATCGTTTTGTCTGAGACTTTACGAACGATTTCAAAAGGGTTAACATCACTGTATCCGAAGTGGTTTGCGTATTTCATAAAAGCTCCTTTGTTTCTGAATATAATTAATTATACATCATTTCAGAACAAATGTACACTACTTTTGCGAAAGTGTGTCAAAAAAGATACACTTTTTACTTCTTTTTTCGCTTTATTTTCATGTCGTCATCATACCAACGGTCAGAAAGCTTCTGATCTCGAGCTTTTTTACGCTGCTCTTTTGTTCTTTCTTTTCTTTTTCTGGAAGGAGAATCATCAGAACCCCACTCATCATCTTCCCATGTTTCACGGAATTTTTTGATGCCATTACTCATTTACGTACTGCCTTTATTACGATTCAATTAGATTAGGAAATGCTTCTTCAATAGTCTTTTTAGTAAGTCCTTTAAAAGGCTTCTTGCTAATCATTTGGCAGAGAGTATCTGCGTCATCATTATCAACATCTTCTAAAAGACTAATAAACAGCTGTTCGCGCTTGACTTTATTTAAACTATCATATCCGCCGTTTTTAATGAACATTCTTAATTTACGAGCTTCTCTAAATAAAAGACTTTTTGCTTCGTCTTCGTATTCGTTTTTCTCCCAAGGTGGAGGTGTGTTCGGAATCAAAAACTCAATCGCGTTATCATATGTATATTTTAGCACAATTCTAAGTGCTGGATTATCATTTTTACGAAGAAAATCAACTTTTTCTTCAGTTGTTTTCTTTTCAGCTGCGCTTTGAATGATTTCTGTGATAGAAATTCTTACTGCCATTTTAAAAGTCCTGTAAATCAGTAATAAGATGTTTCAACTTCTTTTTAATAAAGAAGTTGAAAAGTTGCTCACGGCCAACCGTTTTTTCTTGGTTGTATTCGTCTAGAATCTGATCTTGATATTTTTGTGGAATTTGCGAAAGATCAATCATCATTTTGTTACGGTAGAAACGTCGCAGTGTTTCTTCATCCATTTTATCCGTACCTTGCTTGTACAAATCTAGACGCTTTTGTGTCATTGCTTTTTGTCGCTCGCCAACAGCAAGACAGTTATCAGCAGAGAGAATATTAGGTACACCGTCACCAGTATCACCTTTGATAATATGTTCTTGCAAAAATTGATCAGGTTGATCTGTACGCAACCAACGCTTACGAATAGGATCGTATTGATGAATGTTAGCGTATTTTTGCAGTTGGATGTAGTCTTTATCACCAGACAGAATAAGGAACTTTTCAGCACCAATATTCAATTCAGATCCAAAGGTGTTACATACTGTACCAATAATGTCGTCGGCCTCGCAATGATCAATGTGAACTACTTTATATGGAAAGAATTCTCGCAGTTCACCACGAATGTTATTCATAATTTCAAACAAAGCATTCCAATCCATACCAGATTCGTCGCGAGACTTTTTGCGATTAGCTTTGTAATACGGATATGCTTCTCTGCGCCAAGTATTTTTACCGTCAGCACAAATAACGATTTCGCCATATTCTGCAGAAAACTTTTTGCGGTTAGAACGCAAAGAGTTAAGGAACATATGACGAATGATGTTCTCGTCTGCTGCTACATCAGTGTGGTTACCGATGCTTGCAAAAAGTGAAGCTAGGATAACTTGATTATAATCAACTAGGATTGCCATAATATTCTTTAATGTTTAAGTTAGTTTACATGTTAATTATAACACATGTAAACTGAAATGTCAACCTTTATTGGTATTTCTGGCGTAATAGTTTTGTCCACGAGTTAGAAAAGCTGTTGATGTCGTTAGGAACTAAACCAAAGCGGTCTGAACGGGTGAATCTTGTAAGGAAATTGGGATCGTTTTTCTGATGCTCTAAGACGCTTTTCGTAACAGCGTAAGCTAGATTAGCATGATCTGCCGTATCTTCTGTATAATCATACATGATTGTAGCATTTGCTGCAGTTTCAGGTAAAGCACCAAAGTTTGGATGAATACATAGCAATCCACTACGAATAGCTTCAATCAAAGCAATACAAGAGGTTTCTTTCCAAATGTTTGGATACAAGAAAATATGCGCATTATCTAATGCTTGAAGAACTTGTTCATTAGGAACTGCACCATGATAAGTCATATTAGGATGTGCTTTGATCTGTTCAAACAATTTAGCGTATGGTTCATCGCGTTGAGCCCAACCGTAAATTGCAAAAGACGAATAAACATCTAGATGAATATTCGGATATTCCCGAGACAGCGCATCTATAATAGGAAATACAAGTTCTAGACCACGATGTGGTGTAGTATGATAGATAAATCGAATAGTGCCTGTTGTATCTTTTTCTTTTGCTTCATAACGCTTTTCAATAGCATTAGGAATAACAGAACATTTAGAATACGGGATTTGAAACAATCGAATATACTGATCACGCTGCCACGAGGACACAAAAACAAAATGATCGAATTGCTTCCAACCGTCTTCCATCAAGACCTTGTTTTCTGGATCTTCTGCAAGATCATGACAATACATAATATTTTTTACATCTTTAGGAATGTCACGAGGTCTTGAAAAGTGGATTGCATAACCTTCTAACAATTCTTTTTGAACCGTACTAAGAAGGCGCTTTCGCATCATTTCTGTTCCGCCCATAGAATTTTTAGATAGCTCGGTTTCTACAACCTCACCTTTATAAATCATACTCATTTATTGCTCCACTTTAAAATCTTTAAGCGAATCCCAACGGAATGAACGCCAGCCTTCAGCTGTAACATCATATACCGCAAGAACATCTGGGTTAGGTGTTTTTGTTTTCTTTTCAATAGTTTCTTCTAGATCAATTTGAGCAGGGAGAAGGTCTTCTTTGAGAGTACATTGCATTACTCGCTCTTCACCATTTACTTTTGTAAAAGTAACAGTACAAACATTTGAGTGCAAAGCATTTTTAATTTCTTGTTGATTCATCATGGTAAAAATTTCCAGTTTAGGTTAATATTTATTTCTTTTTTACAAATTTCTTTCAGCACTTCTTCAAAGTCTGAAATATCGCCGTTGTTGTGTATCCTATAGGTCTTTACATCAAACTTATGAGGTAATACATATTTCTTTTCTATATCAGTTTTCTTATTAATCACAAATTCTTGTGTTACATTTCCATCAAAATACCTCCGAGAATCAGAAGAAAAATCATGTCCATCACGTGTAAGTTGAACTAAGATAAAATTATCGTTTCCAACTTTTTCAACTACAGGAATAAGTTCATCAATAAAGCCACCGTCTGAAATGCAATAATCTTTTTGAAGATCAATTTCATTAGCTACTAATTTACCAAAATAGTCTAAGCCACAACGAGGTTTAATGATTTTTTCAGAGACATGAATCATTGCTTCTCGACGTGACATGTTATCAAGAAGCGGAGATTTAACTTCTTTCTGAGAACGATCATTATAACCATCCATGAACCATTTCGTATCAACACCAAAATATTTAATAGTTTCTACGTAAAGTTGATATTTAAATGACAAGTGCTTAAAGCCATACTGCTTAAAATAATCTGCAGCATGATCTTTTCCAGAACCAGGAGGACCGTTAAATAATATGATCATAATTTATTATACACTATAAATTTTAAATGTCAACTAGCAATCAAACTACGAACATGATTTCGGTGGATTTTGCACTGTATAATTCCGTTGTAATAATCATCTCGTAATAGCACATCGTTTTCAAATTGATATTTTGCTTCTAAATAACCAAGTTGTCCTTTTGACATGCAAAGATATAAAATTTCTCTATGAAAATTATCTACACCTTTTTCTTCTACCATTAACTTAACTTCTTCAGAAGAACCATAATATTTTTGCCAATCAGTTTCTTTTACTACGGTTCTTTTTCTAGTCTTACCTTTTAGTGGTGCAAGTTTGCGCTTAGATGTAAGTAACTTTTTTCCAACATATTTTTTATTGTTGGATTTGTCTGTAATTAAATAAACAAATCCAACATAATCTTCAATCATTTCTGAAGTAAACACTTCACCTTTATAGAACCACATATAATCTCCATACACATATATGGAGATATTTATAGGTTATTTTAGAATGTCTGTAATAGTGTATGCTAGTTCACGGAACCATTGTTCGTCATGACCGCGTGTTGTTTCAGCAGCAGTACCAATACGAATACCACTTGTTTCTACAAAGCTACGGGGGTCATTAGGAATACCATTCTTGTTTACAGTAATTCCGTTTGCTTCGAGCAAATCTGCTGCTTCACGACCACTGTATTTACTCTCACTTAGATTCATCAAAATAATGTGACTATCGGTGCCGTCAGTTTGTACTTTAAAACCTTCTTTGGTAAACACATCACACATTGCTTTTGCATTTCGCACAACGTTTTGAGAGTATTCCATAAATTCGTCTGTACTTGCTTCAATAAAGCATTGAGCTTTTGCAGCAATAATATGCATCAAAGGACCACCTTGAGTACCTGGAAAGATTGCACCATTGATTTTCTTAGTATATGCTTCATTGTTCCATAGAATAATGCCTCCACGAGGTCCACGGAGTGTTTTGTGAGTAGTTGATGTGACGATATCAGCGTACTCAATCGGACTGTCATAAGCCCCTCCAGCGACCAACCCTGAGTAGTGTGCCATATCTACAAGTAGTAGAGCACCGACTTCATCAGCAATTTCGCGGAATTTTACCCAATCGATTTGTCGTGGATAAGCACTTGCTCCAGCAACAATCATCTTTGGCTTTAGATTAACGGCCATGTTTCTAATAGCTTCATAGTCTAGCAAACCTTCATCATTCACTCCGTATGAATGAGAATTAAACCATGCACCTGAAATATTTACTTTAGCACCATGCGACAAATGACCACCGCTTGCTAGATCCATTCCAAGCACAGTATCGCCGGGTTGCAAGAATGCTTTAAATACTGCGAGGTTAGCATTAGCACCAGAATGAGGTTGAACGTTAGCAAACTTAGAACCAAACAAATCGCATAACGTATCGATAGCTAATTGCTCAATGTCATCTGCGTTTGCGCATCCATTGTAATAGCGTTTACCAGGATAACCTTCTGCATACTTATTAGTAAGGATACTACCAGCTAGTTGCAGTACTTCTTTACTGGCAAAGTTTTCACTTGCAATTAGTTCAATGGTATCAGCTTGACGAATACCTTCGTTCGAAAGTATACTTAGAATTCTTTTGTCGATCATATTATCCTCTTCGCATCTTTGCGATGTCAATTGCGTCTTGGTCACAGAATACTGGTACTGCGTTGCTTTTGTGCAACTGGCCGATTCCGAGCATTTTTGTGCCAGTGTATTTTGGAGATTCTTTTTTTGCACAAGCATCTGGTCTAGCGCTTGCTGTAGTTAGACTTGAGTAGCGAGGTGTCTCACGAATAACTTGTTTTGGCGTTTGATACGCAACAAATTCTTTTTTCTTTTTGGATTTTTCGTCAGGATTGACACCATTTTTCAGCAACCAAGCTCGGTATTC